AGACGAATTTTCCCATTTTTCAACCTCTAAAGATCCTTTGCTAAAAGGTTCTATTTTAGGGACATCATAATTTAACATTTTTAAAAGATCTAACATTAGCAAACTCCTATGTATGATTGAGACCAAACTTTTGAGTAATCATTCTATAAAATGATTTTCTTATTCTAGATGCAGAATGATTTGTAAACCACATAGATTTTTGTAGTCTATCTATCTTCCAATTTTCAATATAATTAATTTCAGACTCAAATTTTTTTCTATAGAATGGTACTAAACACATTAATGGAGTATTTATTTCCACTATTTGATCTTCACTCATTCCGTCCAATTCCATTCCAGTATTAATTTTTTTATTCCATTTAAACATCCAGTTAATTTCTAGAGGACTTATATCAGTATGATATATTCCAGCCGCAGTTGAAAATCTATTTTCATTATTCCATAGTGGATGCAATATCAACGTAGATACACCAGGATCAGTTTTCATATACCAAGGAGATTTAAGTTTTAAAAAAAACTTATAGGGATCATCTTCATTAAAATATTCACCAACTAAAGAAGAAGAATGGTGGGTTAATTCATTCTTAACTACACTATCGACCCAATTAATATAAATTTGCCCTTCACTTTCTTCTCTGAACAAAAAAGTAGACCAGGATTTAATAATATAACCAGAAGAAAGAAAATCAAATATTCCTGGGCAAGTTTTTGTGTTGTTTATTTCTTTTCCTATCTCTTTTTTATCCTCAGATAAAAACCTAAAGGGACACTTTTTTGCACTAGGCATAGGTAAATCAGAGAACCATTTCGGTATTTCTTTGTATGCAGGCACTGGTTCTGGGATTAAACCTTTATTTTCTTCAGAAGTATAAAAACTTATTTTTAAACTCATGTTTAAAATTAAATAAGTTCATTATACCATAAAAAAAGGAGGGAATCAACCCCTCCTGTTAAATATTGGTTCCATATCTAAAACTTGTTCAAACCACTCTGTAAGATGTATGCGGTAACAAGACCAATACTTACATCCACGATAGGTAAGTTGATAACAAGCAGGTTCTCTGCTGTCCTTATCCATATCGTCCCAATGGTAATGGTAATCCACTATTTAAAAAGAAATTGAATATAAAGAGACAATAAAGTAATTACAACCGCACAACCTGCGGTAATTTGTAATACTGCGAACATCACTTTGTTCCAACGAGTTGTGCTAGTTGTGCCTGATGACGACGCTCTTCTTTTTGTTTTTTCTCTTTAATGATTTGTAGGAAGTTTAGCTTTTGCATCACTTATGTCCCTCCTTTACAAACTTAACACCACGATAGGTTTCGTTGTATTGTTGGGCTTGTTGTTGCATTTGTTGTTGATACTGAATACGCTTTTCGGTATCGTATTCAACGCCTCTGTATACGACTTTAGACATTAGGTTTTCTCCTTAGTTTTTGAGGTTAAAGAGCGTTCCTTCAGTCGGCTTTTGCGTCTATTTTGCACTCTTTTGGAGTAATCTGTTTGATTTCCCAAACCAAGTCATTTTTTGCTTGTTTTGGAATATCAACCTTATAGATTCTCCCAACCATTAACTGTGCTTGTAGGCAAGTTAAAATGAGCGTTTCCATAGATGAACGATCCGTTCCGAGTCGGCTTACTTCCGTCCTATTCAGTTTAGCACTTAAGTCTCACAACATCCTTTCGGAGTTCTGATAGCAATCGGTCTTCTTTTCTTTGGTCTACTACATCGTCGTTTTTAACGATGTCCATTAGTTCCCACGCTGCGTCGCAACTTATCGTCACTTGATTGGATTTAGCAAGTTGTGGCGTAGAAATAGAAAGAAGTGGAACCCATGCTAAAAGCAAAAGTGCTTTAGTCATAGGATGAACGTTAGGGGATTATTATACCCCATCCATTTTATATAGTCAAGTTTGTGTGTATTTCCTGATACAATTTTTATCGCTCAATATAACTTAAAGTATGTTTTGATGCATAGAGCTGTTGAATTATTATATCACATCCGATTTTTGGGTTGCAGTCACCACAAGTATATACATCAACTGCTGCTTTACCCTCCTCAGGCCAAGTATGAATGCTAATGTGACTTTCCGATAACAAACAAATTACCGTAACTCCTTGCGGATCAAACTTTTTTGAAATAGTTTGAATTACAGTTGCACCACTTGCAACTGCAGCATTCTCCAGTAGGTCTATAAGACAACGCTCGTCGTCCAATAGAACAAACGAGCAACCATACAAATTCAATAGATAGTGCTTACCCATTATTCAAGTGCTTCAGGATCTATACCATATTCATTTATTAATTTATCTATCTTCGTTTCTTGACCTGAAAGTTTTTCGATTTCAAAAAGAGAAGACTTCTGATATTTTTTAAGTTTTTTATATTCTTTGATTAACTTATTTACTTCTTTATTTCTAACGTAAAGACGAAATTTTTTATCATCTGCAGGACCAGCAAATCCACCAAAACCTTCACTCATTTTCTTTTTTTCTTTTCAGGTGTTCTATATCCCCAGAGTTTGGGATTCATTCTTCCATATCCAAAATCAATTTTTTGAACTGATCCTGGACCAAACTTATCATAATAAAGATCAAATATTCTTACCCTAGTACCTCTACATAGATCCATATAAGTTTCATTGTTTACTCGATAAACAACAATATATGCATCACTTGGAATGGTAGTATCTTTAACTTGAATTTCAGTTGCTCGTTCATAAATGATTTCACAACCATATTGAGAGGGTAATTCTTTTTTTTCTTCCTTTGTCCAGTTCTCCATTACCCTCTCCGCAACTGTACTCACGAACGACCTCCCCACTGAATGTCAGGATATGCTTCCTTAACTACATCGTGGGAGATTTTGTATTTGGTTTCTAATTTTTTATCCTTAACAAGGCAAATAATATCAGCTTCTCTAGGATGAAGACCTCGCAGGAGGTTGATGAACATCATTTCTCTACGAATAGAGGTCAAACTATCATTACCACCTTTCACATAATGATAGAGATTTTGATATTCTCTACGAAGCGAAGTTCTACCCCTACCATCTAAATCTTGACCGGTTGCAGATTCTCCACCAGCAGCTTCTTTTCTAAGATTATCTGATAGTGTTCCACTATAAACACTTTGATCATTTGCATCTGCATAAGGAACATCTCCCTCAGGGAGAAGACTAATAACAGAAGAATCGAAATTCCAAATTAAAACTACTTTAAGAGCATCACATACATACTCTTTAAGAGATTCAACCTTTTTTTGTTTAGTCTTTTGATCAGATACAAAATCTAAAATCTCAAAGATAAAGGGATTTTGTGGTAGTTTTACTTTCTGTGCGACAACTCTTTTAGATGTTGTCGTCTTCTTCGTCGTCGTACTCGTCATAGTCATTTTCAAATCGTACTGCTAAAATTTCATCTGGTATTACATTTCCATTTGAATCAAACATCTCTGGGTGCGTATAAGCAACAATATTAGATTCGTAGAAATGTTGCTTCGCCATCCATCCTATTACACCACCAACAAAAAAGAACATTATTGAAACTAGAGTGCCGATGGTTAGAGTTACTGCTAACATTTTTTTTCTCCAGAGAGTTTATTTTTTTCTAATATCAAAGTGAAATTCTATAAAAAAATGAAACTCTCGACGTAATAGAGAGATCATTTTACCAAACTTCACTTGGAAAGTTTTTGGTTCTTGTGATCTTTTCCTCCTATTACGTAACAATAACTCAACTCCCCTATTAATTTGGGGATCATCTTTATTTAGTTTGCTTTTTTCGCCTCCCAGGTCTCTTATCATAATTATACCTTTGTGCGTCTTCTAGTATTCCTGAAAGATAATTTCTTATTTTTCTTGCTTGAGGTTTGGGAATATGCCCATAACCTTCGCGAAGTTGTTTATGCATTTCATCAGCACCACCTTCTAAATATTCGTCCAGATCTAATACTAAACTAGTAATTTCATTAGCGGTGGAACTTACAATAAATTCTTCAACTTCTATTCTTCTAGTTCCTCTAACCTTAAGGTAATCGTAAAAATTTAAAACAAATTGTCCATTGAATGCATAATCTATTGCTTTTTCTACGTCGGAATAAACTTCATAAAAGTTGTGTTCCATCAAACTAATTTCTGCTCCTTCAGGTACTGAACTGTATCTGTACAACCACCAATGTGTTTATCATCAACAATTACTTGAGGAAAAGTTGAACCTTCACCAAACTCAGCGTAAAATGCCTCACGGTTAAAGTCTCTATTTAATTTGTAAATTACGTGCTGCAACTCTGCTAATTGTAGCACCTGCTCTACTTTTGTGCAATATGGACAACCTTCTTTTGAATAAACGGTAAATTTCATAAATTTCAAATTAGTTTTTTTATTATATATTAAAATGATAAGTTAAATGAAATCGAAATTCTATCATCATTGGATTGATTCATATGAACCTGATGTAAAAGATTTGCTGGGAAAATTACGAGTCTTCCTTCTTTAGGTTTTATCTCATAACTACCATACATTTTTGCAAATTCTTTCATATTATCATTTCTAAACTCGTAATCTATACCATCATTAAAATCTGGAAGAAATACTAAGTCACCACATTCTTCTGGGCATTTTACATAGTAAACAGCACTAATCATAGATAATGGATGCGTATGCGTAGCATTATAATTATATTTTTCAGAAATATTAATCCATGCATTTAATATAGAAAGATTTGAGTTTTCAGATATACCAAATTCATTATTCATACAATGCTCTAGATTACCATCTAGATCTTCAAATAAGAATTCAAAATCACTATTATCAAGAATAAGATCTGAGCGACTTTGCCATCCACCAACATTTGATAATTGTACCCCTACGGGATCTTTTTCCATTTCTTTATAGCAAAGATTGATTAAATGATCACGATAGCTTGAAAAATTTTCACTATCAGAAACAATCACTTGTCTCGGAAATAAAAATTCAGAGTAACTATTATATACCACAATATTCTCCTATTTTAAATTTAAAGGTTGTTCCTGACCCTCTGGAAGTTTGATTTGTGGTAGTGGTAGATGTCCATTTACTGGTGTTTCGTCCACTCTCCAAGAGCCACCAACTCCCCCATCCATGTTAACAACGATTTCATTGGTTGGAAGTTGTTTTTGAACTTTAACATCAACAACTTCACCCATCAAAAACTTATTGCGAGTGTAAGTTCTGTTTTCTGGATCAAAGGCAACCATTGTGAGTGCGTCGTTTTCATCACCACAATCCAAGAGTTTCTTTCCAGTCTTTTTATTCAGGACTGAAAAATATTCTTCATTATACTTTTTCATTATACAAATCCTTTACTTTTTGGTTTTTCTTGAATTGGAAAATAATTAAAGTTGATATTAAATCTCCCAATAGGATCATCAGTACAAGTTGTACTTCTGTGTCTAATATGAGCATCAAATATTAATAACCTATTTTCTACCGAATCAATTTCTGTACCATCACTTAATATCGTTTTACCATTGTTTGTGTTAATGTAAAAGATACTTCCAGTATTTGGCGTAGAATGATCTTCATGGTAAGGATGTTTTATAATCTCTTTTGTTGTTGGATAAAAGTTAACTTTAATTCTTCTTATTGCAAAAACTCCCAATTTATCAAGTATAGGTTGAATTGAAACAAAATGCTCACTATTAATACGGTGATTTCTATACAAAATATGCGTAAAGTAGTAATCTTTATCGTTCGGCGTTCCAGAAACATTCTCAGTCAAATACCACGGAAAATCGCAATTGTACATTATTCCGTTTTTGATGTTCAAAAAACTTTCATCATCTAGAAAGTTATCTATCACTTTATACTTCATTCCCATAAAGATTTTACTTTTGATTATTCTATCATGAAGTATTAAATTATCCAAGTCATTTTTTTATTTTAACATAACCAAAGTTTCTATCTCTGGAAGATATAAGTACTCGATTTCACTGCGACTAATAACATTTATAGCATCTTCTAAAGTTTCTACTAAAGGTTCTCCAGCAAGATTAAAAGATGTATTTAATAACATAGGAACATCTGTTTTTTTGTAAAACGTTTCTATTAAATTAGAAAAATGATAATTTTGTTTTTTAGTAACCGTTTGAATTCTGGACGTTCCATCTGCATGAATTACTGATGGAACTTTCTCCATTGTTTTTTCATAGGCATCTATGGCAAAAGACATGTATGGGCTTTCTTTTAACGTTCTCAAATCAAACCATTCGTTTGCATATTCTAAAAGTATAGATGCTGCAAATGGTCTAAAACTTTCTCTCTTTTTAATTTTATTAACAATCTCTTTCCCATTCTTAATTCTAGGATCGAAAAGTAAACTTCTATTTCCCAAAGATCTTTGTCCAATTTCTGATCTACCTTGAAATAAAGCAACTAAGTTTCCTCCAATCAGAATATCTACAACATCTTCATATTTAACTTTTGAAATAATTAAATTATTGAAGGAAGAAAGGTCATATGTATTTTTTGTATATCCAAGATACGTAGTCGTTACTTTTTCTGGTTTTAGATTTGTTTTTTTAACATATTCATACAAAGCATTACCAAGACTGATACCCGCATCTGAGCAAACAGGATCAATATGAAAATTCAATTCTGGAAATTCTTTAATTAGATGGTAATTAATTACACAGTTAAGTCCAACCCCACCACTAATCACAATATTATTAATACCAGTTTCTTTGTGATATTTTCTTATTAAATTTGCAATATAATTTTTAGAGGAAATTTGAAGATTATAAGATTCTTCTACTTTTTCTTTCCAAAATTTTATATTATATTCTTCTGGAAGTTTATCTATATGATTTTTATATTGAGCTAGTCCAGTTATTTTTCCAGAATCTTGCCAGGAAAATCCACACTCTACAGAAAGTTGTTCAAATTTATTTCCAATGCTATAAATTTTAGTTGCAATAAATCCATCATCTAGGATTACATCATCAGCAGTATTATCATTTTTATATCCTTCATGAGTAAGATATCTCTCCTGAAGTATTCTGTATTTTTTATGCAATGGAGTGTTGGTACATTTACCATCTTTAAATAAAAATATTGTTTCTCTTTCTGAACAAACTTCATTCGGAATTAAATTATAAAAACTAGATCCATCGCCATCAAAAATAAAACACAATGCATCATCAAAATTAGATGTGTAAAATCCACTATATGCATGTGATAGATGATGATTTTCTGGATTTACAAATAAAAATTTATCTTTTGGAAGAAAATTATTATTCTCATTTAAAAAGTCGATAAGTTCTTCTAAATGAAGTTTAGAATATGCGCCATCTTCATTACTAAAAATAATTGCGGAAAGATGATCATATTTTTCTTTTAAATTTGACGTAAAAATTTCAAAAGTAGAATTAATTTTATACTCGTGTTTTTTTCTTGTTATTCTTTCTGAAATTACATGCTCTACAACTTTTCCGTCTTTTAAAAAGGTTAAACTACTATGATGATTATTAAAAGATAGAGAAATTAATTTCATGTTTTCTGATATCTTTTTGATCTTGTTGATTATTATAGTTTGATTGTGGTTTTCTGTAAAGTCCAGGCCAGGTATCCCTGATAATTTCTGCTAGTTTATAAGGAGTTGTTGAGGATATCATAGTTGTCTTAAGTTAAGAAAAAAGACCCCGAAGGGTCTTTGCGTTTCCACAGGGTATTATATTTTTATCACAAGGCATTTCCACGAGGTAAAACTTCCTCTGGAAATACAAACTGCTCATGAGGTTGATCTACTGGAGCCATCCACGCTCGAAGTCCCTCATTAAGGAGGATGTTCTTTGTATAGAAAGTTTCAAACTCCGGATCTTCTGCCGCTCTAATCTCCTGAGATACAAAGTCGTATGCACGAAGGTTAAGAGCAAGACCGATGATACCAATAGAGGAAGTCCAGAGGCCCATAACTGGAACAAAAAGCATAAAGAAATGCAACCAACGTTTATTGCTAAAAGCAATACCAAAGATCTGAGACCAGAATCTGTTAGCCGTAACCATAGAATACGTCTCTTCCTCCTGAGTCGGTTCAAATGCCTTGAAAGTGTTCGCTTGTTCACTGTCTTCAAATAGTGTATTTTCAACGGTAGCACCATGAATAGCACAGAGCAGTGCTCCTCCTAGTATACCAGCAACTCCCATCATATGGAAGGGGTTGAGAGTCCAGTTGTGGAAACCCTGAAGAAACAGAAGGAACCTGAAGATAGCTGCTACCCCAAATGAAGGTGCGAAGAACCAACTAGATTGACCCAGTGGATACATCAAGAATACAGAAACGAATACTGCGATAGGACCAGAGAATGCGATTGCGTTATAAGGACGGATTCCGACCAATCTAGCAATCTCAAACTGACGCAACATGAAACCTATAAGAGCGAAGGCTCCGTGGAGCGCCACAAAAGTCCAGAGTCCCCCAAGTTGGCACCAGCGGACGAAACTCCCTTGAGCCTCAGGACCCCAGAGAAGAAGAAGAGAATGACCCATAGAATCTGCTGGAGTACTAACTGCCGCAGTAAGAAAGTTTGCACCCTCAAGATAGGAACTTGCAAGCCCGTGAGTATACCAACTCGTAACGAAAGTTGTCCCAGTAAGCCAACCACCAAGAGCAAGGTAAGCAGTGGGAAAAAGAAGAAGTCCAGACCAGCCAACAAAAACGAAACGGTCTCTCTTAAGCCAGTCATCGAGTACATCGAACCATCCTCTTTGTGAAATTGGTTGTGAAAGTGTTGAAGAAGTCATAGCCTCCTTAGTTATTTCTCATATTTAGTTTACAATACTTTACAAAAGAAGTCAATAGGGGGATTTTATTTTACAAATAATTTCCATGTTTAAACTTATTCTCCATTCTTCAGTGTTGTGATATTCGGTATCATGAACTAGATAATTAGGCATTATTAACATTTCAAATGGTTCTGGTTGATACTTTTCCCATTCATTATTATCATTCAAAAGTAATATTTTACCACAATACTCTCCGTTTATTTTTGGAATTTGTACGTAATAAACAGCGTTAATAGTTGAAGTTTCTATATGATCATGAGGAACAGATTCCCAATAATCTTTATTTGTGCATAAAGAATAACACGCATCACTATTTTTTGGATCTAAGATAATATCTCCAAAAATTTCTTTAGATGTTTGTAAAAAATTTAAATATAAATTTTTGCAAACATTATTTCTGTCTTTTATAACTTTGAAATTATTTTTTGCTCCAGGAGAATTTATTTCTTGATCATAAATTTTTTTACTAGAAAATATATCTTCTATTAATTCATTTTTTAAATTATTATTTAATTCAAAATAATTTTTTATCGAAATAATATTTACCATTAATTAAATATGTGAAAAGGAACTCCGAAGAGTTCCCCTTTATTATATCACCCGATAGTTGGTGCTGTCAAGGCAACAGGAGTTGCTTCGGCAGCGGCAAGATCAAGTGGGAAGTTGTGAGCGTTGCGCTCGTGCATCACTTCCATGCCCAGACCAGCGCGGTTCAGAACATCTGCCCAAGTGTTGAGCACACGACCCTGACTATCCATGATGGACTGGTTGAAGTTGAAACCGTTAAGGTTGAAGGCCATCGTGGAAACACCAAGAGCGGTGAACCAGATGCCTACAACGGGCCAGGCAGCGAGGAAGAAGTGCAGCGAACGTGAGTTATTAAAGGAAGCATATTGGAAAATAAGGCGTCCAAAATAACCGTGAGCAGCAACAATGTTATAAGTCTCTTCTTCTTGACCGAACTTGTAACCATAGTTCTGTGACTCAGACTCAGTGGTTTCACGAACCAGCGATGAAGTAACCAGAGAACCGTGCATAGCACTGAACAGAGAACCACCGAACACACCAGCAACTCCAAGCATATGGAAGGGGTGCATCAGGATGTTGTGCTCTGCCTGGAACACAAGCATGTAGTTGAACGTACCAGAGATACCCAAAGGCATCGCATCAGAGAAAGAACCTTGACCGAAAGGATAGACCAGGAACACTGCGCTAGCAGCAGCAACAGGTGCCGAGTAAGCAACACAGATCCAAGGACGCATACCCAGGCGGTAGGAAAGTTCCCACTCACGACCCATGTAGGCATAGATACCGATCAGGAAGTGGAACACAACCAGTTGGAAAGGACCACCGTTGTAAAGCCACTCATCTAGGGAAGCAGCTTCCCAGATGGGGTAAAAGTGCAGTCCAATAGCATTGGACGAAGGAATAACAGCACCAGAGATGATGTTGTTTCCGTACATGAGTGAACCAGCAACGGGTTCACGGATACCATCAATGTCCACAGGGGGAGCACCGATGAATGCGATGATGAAACAAGTTGTAGCAGCAAGCAGGCAGGGGATCATCAGAACCCCGAACCAACCGACATAAAGACGATTATCGGTTGAAGTAACCCAGTTGCAGAACTGTTCCCAAGTATTCGATTGTGATTTTTGACGTGAAAGAGTAGCAGTCATTTGTAATAAACAGGTAGTAAGACCATCAGGGAAATGGTGGAGATACTATGCTCCCCGCACCCTTAGCGGGGATATGAGAGACGTGATTTATACACCCATAGGTCTCGGTTAAACGGGTGTTAGCAATGTTAAGAAATATGAGTATTTCGTAACATTTGTTTACCTATTTATCATAGCACGGTTTCCCGTCTGAGGCAAGACCTTATGCAAGAGTTATATTTGCTGATCTTAAGATTCCATCAGTTCCACGAACTTTAATTCTTAGTTGAGTATTAGATACCAATTCAAAACTCATTTGAGAATTACTTGGTGGTGTTGATGTATTTCCAAGGCCTATTGTTGAAATGCCAGTAACATTCAGTTGCTGTGCTGTTAAGTTAGTGGTTGTCGTAAGTCCAAGAGTTGAGATGCCAGAAACACTTAGTTGTGTAACAGAACTTATACCACCTATAACTGATGTAGATACTCCTGCTGTTGTAGAATAAGTAGCAATTCCAGAGGATGTCGAATAACCAGCAATAGTAGCATAAGTTGCTATACCAGCATTATCTGCATAAGATGTGATCACACCAACAATTTGAGTAATAACTGCAGTGTTTGGTGCAGCTGATCTGATTTTTGCAGATATTTGATTTGAAGATACGTTTACATTCATTTTATAAAGATGCGGTTCCTTCTACTAAGATCATACCTTCAATCACTTTTGTTGTAATATTTGATGGTGAAGTTATAAGAATATCATAAACATATCTACCTGGATTTAAACTTGCTGTTTGTGTTTCGTTCAAAGATATTTTTAAAATTCCCTGAGCAGCACTAACTACGGATGAAGTAAAAGTTGTTATACCAGATGTTGATCCATAATACTTACGAAGTTTTGAAGTCACTGCATATCCAGCGAGAGATAGGTAAGTACTATCATCATTAAACAAAGTAAAATTTTGTTCAAAATCTGTACCCTGCGATAAAACAAAATTTGCTGCAGCAACCGCCATTGAACTTCGTCTATTTTTAAATATTTATCTATTTTGCTAAATAACTACAAATCTAATACTATCAGAAAGATGAAAAGATTAGCACTTATCTTTTCGTTATTCCTTACTACTCCTGCTTTTGCTGGTGAAATCACATCAAAAATCACTGACTCAATTCAATTAAGCGTTCAGGGTGCAGCGGTACAGACAGAAAGAGTAGGAGGATCCTACGCTGTCTCGGGCACAAACATTAACGTAACAACTCTTGGAGGAGTTGGTGGAGCAGGTTCTTATGCGATCAACACAAACGGACAAGCATTTAGTTTCTCTGAAACATCAATTACTGCAGATGTTGATGTTACCTCTCAGTCGGCAGCTGCTGGAACAATTGCTTCTCCCAACCTTTATAGCAACTCTACTACTCAGTTAGGTGGAGATAAAGGTACTCTCGCAGGTACTCTGAGTGGAACTGGTGTTCCTACGGTCACTGCTGGTGGTCCTGGAAGCAGCGCAACGGCACAAAGAACCATTGAGTTAAGCGTATTCAAGTGAGACACATAACTCCCGTTCTGCTAGCAGCAGCGGGATTTATATCTCCCTGCTATGCTGGTCCCGTCACTCCAAACTTTACAAGTGGCACAATTACTTCTGAGACTAAGACTCGTACTGAAGTGATTGAAGTTATCA